GGTATTTAATTTAATAAATTCACCTTTATATTTAATAAATTCTGTTTTGGATTGTTTAGAAGTTTTTTTATTAGTTTTTATATATATATTTCTATTTTTACCACAAATTAATTTTATGCTATGTAATTTAAAATTATTATTCATATATATTTTCTATATTTTATAGATATTATAAATAAAAAATATGAATATTATATATAAATTGCTCAAAAATAAATAATACTTAGGAATAGAAAGATAAAGCTATTTACGCATTCTATCGCGTATAGCTACTAGATTTAAATCACCAACACGATAATATTCCTTCTTTTTATTTGATAAAATCCTCTCTATAATATATGGTAATCGCCCCTCTTCTAGTTCCATCAATGCTATATTGCGAAGCTCCATATTACTATTGATAACTAATTTCCCTCCCTTAATATTTACAAAAGGCATCGCTCCTGATGCTAATTGTTGCGTTCGCATTCCCATTATTTTATCAAATTCATAAATTGTCATGATTGGTTTTGAAATTTTGTCTTTCTTATCCAATAATTCGTTGATTTTACTTACATCTTCAATATTAGCTGTTTTGTATATAAGAGACATATTGGTATATTGATCCTTAAATTCTATTATAATAGTATCATTTTTTATTTTTATATAATATGGTTCCTTCTTAATTATTATTTACCTGTTTCCATGTTTTACCGCAATTATCACATACATATAGATACTTCATATTTTTAGAATCATATTTAATATATATAATTTGCTTATTCGCATTTTCTTCAATACATTTATCATTATTACAAGTAATATGAGGGTCATTAATACGACGTAATGTAGGGTCAAAGCGAAGATATTTATTTACATGTTGATTATATAGTAAATCATCTTCGCTATAAATAGTCTTTGAGATTTTAATAGCACATTTATTGTCTGTTTCTACTTTTTCAAACTCACAATGCTTGCAATATTTAACAAGCATATTTTTATCATTTGACTTAACATATAGCATATTATCGCAAATTTCGCAGAACTCCATTTATTATAGTTATAAGAAAATTATAAGGTTTATATAATCATTTTTTAATAATATTATTAATATAATTCTATATAATTCTATGTAAATATACTATTATCCCTAAGTATTATTGGAACACCTAGGCTTCTTGCTCTATCAACCTTATTACTATTATCTGTTAAATCAGCAACCACAAGATAATCAGTTTTTTTACTTATAATAGTCTTTATAAAACCACCCATATTTGTAATATATGTCTCTAAGTCTTTGTCTCTAAATCCAGTAAATACAAATGATTTGCCAGATATATTAGTATTAATAGAAATTACTATATCTTTTTTAACTCCTTTACATTTAATTCCTAAATTATCATAAAAATCATAAAATATTGGCAAATTAATTAAAAATAATTTTGCGGATGTATTTGCTATACCATCAACTTTTATCAAGTCATCTACATTTAATTTTAAACTTTTATCCCTATTCTTTTTATCATGAATTAGTATAAATGGGAACGCATCCGTAATCAATTTTAATCTTTTATAACTAAACCCGCGACCCATAATATTAGACGCGTCCATTAAAATCAAGCAATCAATAACTTTTATTTTAGAAATGGCTTTAAAAATATTATCCGCAGTTTTATCCTTAAACCCATTAATTTGTAATAACTCACCTTTTGTAATATTAACAACCTTTTTAATATTATCAAAACCGGCATCATATATTTTAGATATATTGCCAGGACCCATATTCTCTATATTTGCTGTTTTCATAAAATACATTAAATTCTTAATATCATAATCTCTATTAACATCTCCTGATTTATTAATCATCAATATATCTACATGTGTATCATTCCATTTATAATCAACGCCTTCTATACCAGTTCCTGGCATACTAGGTGTTCCGTTCGCAGAAGGTGTTAAAACATTATGTATATGAGGAATTACATTACCAGAGCGAATAATAATAATTCGCGAACCAGGGCCAATAATATTCTTTTCTATATAGGCGCCATTAAAACCTGTAGCCTGCTTTATCTTAACATCATCTAATTCAATTTCATTAAACATAACTATTGGCTTCATATACATATCCTTTGATACATTCCATTCAACCTTTGTTACTATGACTTCAACTTGTTCCAAAGTATGTATAGATTTAAAAGCGAAAGAATACTCTGGATTTTTATCTTTTTCAATTTTATAATATTTGCTAATATCACATATGACAATACCATCAATTACATATTCGCCTATATTGCGTCTTTCTTGAAGTATATTTGATAGTATTGTTAAGTCTAATGTTGGTAATACTTTATTATTAACTACTTTGAAGTTTCTTTCAAGCAACATGGGCAATCCATTATTCATTTCTGGATTAATTAATGAATACGCGACAAAATCAATCTTTGATAATATATCTCTGTTAAGAATATCACTATTTATAGCACCAGATAAAGTATTACGAGGGTTAGCACCTTGTTTTCCCATATCCCCTAATATATCCCAATTACTCTTTGATATGATTAATTCGCCTCGTACAGCTATATTTGAATTTTTAAGTGATGGAATTCCATTAATATATTCTAATAAATGCGTTATATCCTGTCCTTCTGTTCCATTACCGCGAGTATATATTTTTATATCATCATTATTATATATAATAAGACAACTAACACCATCTAATTTATCACTTACAAGATAAGGACCCTCGTATTTAACTTTGTATTTTAAAATATCTTTTTCATTGTCTTTAATCTTATTCTGTGAACCCATATAATAAGGAAGAAGCACCTTATTTTTAACATCGGCTCCAATACGCTTGAAATATTTGTGCTTAGGATATATAGTTCTAACATGATCTTTAATAATATCATATATGTCATCTTTTATTAAACAATTGTCATTATTAAAGCACGCATCATCAGCCTTCATAAGAAATGCGATTATATCTTTTTTTTTGTTTTTTTTAATAAATCCAATTGGATCATTGTTTATATCTGCTATTTTAAATTCCATATTATTATATATAATTATAATTATATATATCAATTTATATAATTTTATTATATAAAAATAATTTTATTATATAAAAATAATTTTATTATATATATTATAATAAATTATATGCTCAAACAACTACAAATATTTTACTATTTTTATGAAACTGATATTGTAAATACTACAAGCTCTGATGTTAATTATACCTATAAAAAGATTTCTAGTTTTGATTAATAATTTTTTATAATTATTAATTTAAAAAAATTAGATTATTAAATACTATTATTTTTTCTATATTTATTTGTTATTTGAAATGCAACTATTATTATCATAACTACTAGGCATATACGAATGAAAATTACCTACATCGTCTTTAAAAGATTCTCGCTGTAATCTTTTACTATATTTGAAATTTACTTTTGTAATTCTGCTACTATCATATAGTGATAAAATAATTGTTTGTAAAGGTGCGTCACCCCATCTACAATAAAATATGTATCCTTGTTCATCTATCTTATCTATAATTTTTTGTATTTCCGGTTCATTCCAAATATTAACATTAATAATATTGAAATTATTATAATACATAATAGGCATACTAAGTTCTACGGAATTTTCATTATATTCTTCATTATTAATTTTTTGATAAAGTTTTTTAAAATTATCAAAATACGGGCTATCGCTTAATATCTTATGATCTACAAATAATTCTTTAATTTTATCTTTTTTATCTTCATAATGTTTTAGAAAAAACTCTTTCATTCCGTAATTGCAAAGACTACAATCAAGATGTAATATATTAGATAGATATATATAATCTTTATTACTCATTAATTCAAATAAATCAATTTTAATTGGCTCTTCAATAATACTATCATCATCAATGCGCATAACATAATCATATTCTTTAGTATATTTATAAAAGTTTTTCATCCAAAAATAGCACATAGAACGATATTTTTGATTACGCCAATATGGTACAATATGAAGGTCGATAATACTATTCATTTTATCAATATCAATATGTTGAGGAATACAAAAATCTTCATTATCTATTTGCTTAAATTTAATAAAATCTCGACATTCCATACGTATCCCTGTAATAATCTCATTTTTTGCGTCATCTGTATAATCTCCTTCGTGTAGTATAATTACAGGGTAATGAAATTTCGCATTAAAGTTTTTAAAAAGAAAATACAAACATGTTTTTAAATATATTTTTCGTTCAATTGTGTTTTGTGTCAAAATAAATATAGCACCTTTAATCATTATAAAATAAATATATGTTTTAGTTTTATATAGTATTTTTCTTCATATTTGAATTATCTACATTATCATTTATAGTATCATCATTCATATTATCAACCCCATGTAATTTATATTTATTATATAATTTGAATTCATTTAAATCTTTTTCGCTAATAGCATCATTAAAATAAGCAAAACTATATAAAACAATATCACAATTTTTATTCTTATTAATTATAAAAGGGTGCTTACTTATTTTAATTTCACTTGCGGATTTTCTTTTAAATTCGTATTTAAAATTATTTAAATGAAATTCAACATCATCTATATTCATTATTAACCCAAGAAAAATTACATCATCCTTTATCTTTTCCATATTAATATTATTAATATTGTAAATACTATCATCTATTATTATTTCTATTGTATATAATTTTTCAGAATATGAAAGTTTATAAGATTTTTGTTCATTAGCTTTATTTGATAATATATCAAAATTATCATAATAATGATAATTATTTAATAAATTAACACCATCATCTATATCATCTATATCACGCGTATCATATGAACTATTTAAATCATCATTGTCATTTGTATTATTAACATTATAATATTCATTGCTATATTTATTTTCTCTAATGTTAACTACTATATTTTTGTTATCAATCCCATAAATAATAAATAAATTATTATTATTATTATTAAATTTTTTATACATAAATGTAAATAATATTGAAAATTTATTTATAGTTTTATCATTACTATATATTATAGTATTTGATGGACCTTCAATGCTTACATTCTGTATATTATATCCATTAATTAAAGGGTTTAAATTATATAATTCCTTAGTAATATCATTACTACTTAATTTTAGAATTACATTATTATTATAATCTTTATTATCTGTTATCCATTCTAAATTATTAATATTATCTTTGTTATACGAAGATATTAAAACTTTCAAATCTCTCCTTTTTAATAATTTTTTAAAATTAAAATTATATATAATATCACTATTAGATAATAAAACATTCATATCATCATCATTACCTGTTGTAGTTGTGGTTACCTCTTTTATAAAAGGGGGCTTTATAATATCTAATTTTTCATTTATAATATTATTGATACTATTTATATTATTGATATTAGTATTATTATTAGTAAAATATTCCTTAGAATTTATAAATAATATTTTAAAATATTCCTTATCAGATATTATAATAAGTATTAGAAAAATACCAAATAAAATACCTGTAAAGTATAAGAAATAATTAAACATTATTAATCTCTTAATATAATAATTTATAAAAAAAATATATATAAGAAATATTATCAATATAATAAAATAGGAAGGTAATGAATAAAGATAAATTAAATAATATTGATATTATGTCATTTTTAAATAGTATGCATAATATGCAAAAAATCTCTAAAAAAAGTAAGAAATCTTCTAGATGTACAATTAAAGAGGAGGATGATAGTGTAGATATTAATGAATGTTCAGAAGAATGCACAGACAAGATTACTAATGATACTCTAAAACACGAAAAAGTTATAAAGAATATTGAAAATATAGAGGAAGATGATGAAGACGAAGACGAAGACGAAGATGATGATGACGAAGATGATGACGAAGATGATGAAGACGATGAAGATGAAGATGAAGATGAAAATGAAGATGAAAATGATGATGACGAAGATGAAGATGATGAAGACGATGAAGAAGAATATGATGACCAAGGATTAACATCTGAGGATTTATATAATGTATTTAATAATTTCTTAACTGACGAATATGGAGTTTCAATTGCTACATCATTATCTAATATAGCGTTTGAACTTAATAAACTAAATAAAAATCTTAAATCTAAGAAATAATTTATAAATATATATAAAGATATTTTTTATAAATATAAATATAAATATTAAAATGTACTATGAACTATTAATGAAAGAATTAAGTTTATTAATTAAAAATAATACATTAGATCTTCCAAAATGTCAAAAACTTATAATAAATCCTTATTCATTAATATATATGTGTGACCATTATTATCAAGTAGAACATCATGTAATAAATAAAAATAATTTATTACATGATAAAGACCTATCAAAAATAAAAGACTATGATATAATATATTGTCAAACAGATTTTTTGAATCAATTTTTTTATGAAATATTAGAGAAAATAGATAAAAAAATTATATTAGCAACAGGAAAAGCAAATTCACCGCAAATTTTTAAATCCGAACTAACAGATAAAATTTTGGAACATAAAAATGTTTTGCTATGGGTATCTCAAAATCCTATATATGACAATAGCGATAAATATTTAGCATTTCCATATGGAATTTACGCAGATTCAGGTAGATACGCATATATGAATGTTCATTCATATGCTATAATTTTATATAATTCAAAAAATATTGAAAAAACTAAAAATTTAATTCATCTACCAATAAATTATATTACTAACCCATGTAGAGTAAAATTGCCAATGCTTCCTATGATTCCAGCAACAGAATTTAGGAAAGAAATTGCATGTGCTAAATTTATACTATCTCCAATTGGTGATAGGGATGACTGTTTTAGACATTATGAAGCAATTGGTTTAGGAACAATTCCTATATCAAATGTAAATGAGTTATATAAAAATATTTTTACAACAAATATGATTTATAATAATATTGATGAGATGGTAAATATGCTAAATGATGATAACTTAGATTTAGTTTACAAAGAACCCAATAGAGATTTAATTTGTTATGAATATTGGAAAGATATAGTGCATAAAAAAATTGCTGATATTAAATATGCGAATAGTATCTCCAGCTAATTTAATATAAGCAATTAGCATTTAAATATATAAATATATAAATATATATGAATAATAATTCGAAATGGTTTTGTAAAAAATGCAAAAATATGATAGATAATTGTATTGATATTGATTATCATAATGATACTGTCCATCCTGATTTTTCAGATAAATATATTATGTCCTGGTTTAAAAATGGTAAGAAAGGGCTATCGGCATATGATTAACAATAATTATTCCATAATTTTTTATCTAGTTTATGATTATTATTTTTATCATCTTTTAAGTAAATGCCAAATTTACCTAAATGTAAATTATATTTTTTTCCTAAATATTCTATTGGTTTTGGAAGAGAACTAACAAACTTTATATCTTCTTCTGTTAATTCTTCTTTCCCCCTTTTTTTCCATTTAAGATAAGGTTCAATATTAGTATACTTATCTAATTCCTTATTATAATAACAGACACCATAACGTGTTGTAAGGATCCCTGTTTTCTTTTCTTTGCTTATTTGTTCGCCACTATGTATACCACCACCAGAATTTAAAGCATCCGCATTAGCATTTTCAACAGAATATTTAATTTTTGTATATAATTCATTTAAAATAATATCTTTTGTCATAGCAGCATTTATAATTTTATCTAATTCATCTTCCATTTTAGAAGTAAATTTTAAATCGCATAAGTAAGGAAATATTTCATATATATATTTTATAACTTCTAAACCTAAATCAGTAGGAACTAGTAGATCTTTCTGTTGTCCGCCTAGATTAATTTTCTTTGTAGATATAACAATGTCCTTCTTTTTTTTGAAACATTCTATTTCGTATTCTTGTTGCGGATTTGATCCTATTTCAACATATTTTTTTTCTAAAAGTTTATCAATTATTGAGGAATATGTAGATGGTCTTCCAATACCTTCTTTTTCTAATTCTTTTATTAGCTGAACTTCGTTATATAGCGAAGGAATATTATCTATTGTTCCCGGAGATGAATATTCTTTAGATATTGATATATAATTATTATTTTTAATTATATTTAGAAAGTCATCAGAGTTTTCAAGCTTATTATTATATAAAATAGTAAATCCTAATTCTTTCAAGAATGACTTAGTTGCGCAGAAAATATATTCAGATATATCCGAGTTAAATTTAATATATATATCATTATATATCGCATCTGTCATAAGAGACGCGACTGTTCTATTCCATATTAATTCATATAACTTTTCATGATTTTTTGTAGAACCTTCAAATGATATTGTTTTGTATTTTGGGTTTGTTATTCTAACAGCCTCATGTGCTTCTTGTGCGTTTACTACTTTTGTTTTATATGTTCTATATTTGGCAAATGATAATGTAGGAGAATCATACGTTTCTCTAATATATGATAAAATCATCTTTTTTGCTTCTTCACCTATAATTGTAGAATCTGTACGCATATAAGTAATATGCCCATGTTCATATAAATCTTGCGCTAATTTCATAGTAATTTTTGAATTAAATCTACACTTATTGTACGCATCTTGTTGGAGTGTTGTTGTAGTATATGGCGGAGGCGGACTAACATTCCTTATTTTTGTTTCATGGCTTATTTTATATTTTGTATTAATGTTTAAATTATTTAAAACATCTTTAACAATATTTATATCTCTTATTTTATATTCTATTAATTTTTTGCTGTTATCTTTGTTGTTGTCAATCTTATCGTTTGTCTTATCATCAGTATATACATTTAATGACCCTAATATTACTAGGTCTTTGCTAATACTAAATTTACCTTCAATAGTCCAATATGGAATTATTTCTTTGTTAATAATGCGCGTTCTTTGATTAATACATATAATAAGACTTGCTATTTGAACTCTTCCTGCACTAAGATAATTTTTGTTAAACTTATTCCATAATACAGGAGATACCTTGTATCCGATTAATCTATCAACAATACGCCTTGTTTCTTGTGCGTTTACTTTGTCCATATCTATTGTTCTAGGATTTTCTATTGCGTTTATTACAGCATTTTTAGTAATTTCATTAAATGTTATACGATGACATACCTTATCTTTAATAATATTAGCTAAACATTTTTTAAGACTATATGCGATTGCTTCCCCTTCTAAATCTGGATCCGCTGCCAAATATATAATATCCGCATTTTTTGCTAATTCTTTAATATTTTTAATAATGCTAGGATTTGTAGGAACATAACTAATATCCCATGTATTAGTATCAAAACCTAATGTATCCTTAGGTAAATTATAAATATGTCCTCCTGAAAATGTTACAGTAACATCAGAATCTCCTAAATATTTTTTAATTGTCTTTGTTTTCGTAAAACTTTCAACTATAATAAGCGATTTCATTATATTTATGTGTGTGTGTTAAAATATAACATAGATATTATATCAATTTTTATTTAATATATTTTTGCTGTTAAATTGGCGTTTTACACCTTTTCTCATTTAAAACGTCAATTTTTAAAATACGTTTAAATAAAATTAAATATAATATTGTTGTATATTATATAATATTGTTGTATATTATATAATATTGTTGTATATTATATAATATTGTTGTATATAATATATAATAATGATTAATGAATTATTAAGCAATTTGTATTCTAACAATTCCCCATATTTATCTTGCGAAGAAAAGTATGTAGATAATGGATATCCACATACAAATATTTTATATGATTTATTACAAATATTATTTACAAATTTAGAACCTACTTATATTGTTGAATGTGGCAGTATGTTAGGCGGTTCAGCCATTAGAATGGCAGAGACGCTAAAAAAAACAATAAATCCACAGAAATAATATGTATTGACCCATTTACAGGAGATGTTAATATGTGGGATTGGGAGAAAAATGAAGGTTGGAAATTTTTAAGATTAGAAAATGGAATTCCAACAATTTATAAAAGATTTTTAGCAAATTGCAAATACAGTGGATTTGAAAATAAAATTTTACCTATAAATGCTACAACCAGTGTAGGAATAAAATTATTACAAAGATTATTTAACCAACGTAGAATTAGTGAATTACCTAATTATATATATTTAGATTCAGCACACGAAAAAGATGAAACGTTTATTGAATTATCATTATGTTGGGATTGCTTAGTTAATAACGGCATTTTATTTGGTGATGATTGGGGTTGGGAAGCAGTTAAAGAAGATGTAATAAAATTTTCAAATACAATAAAGGACAAAACTAATTATGAAAATCTACATAAGATTAATACATTAGTAAGCGGTTCTCAAATAATAAATGATAATATTTTATTGTATAATGGACAATGGATATTATTTAAAAAATAAATATTTACTATAATTTATATATTATATAGTAATTATGTTCCATCAAAAAAATAAAAAGACACGAAAAATAAAGAAGAATTATTTATAAATTGGAGTTTTAAATGAGAAAATGATGTAAATGTCCAAAGGTTAAAAAAATGATGTAAATGTCCAAAGGTTAAAAAAATGATGTAAATGTCCAAAGGTTAAAAAAATGATATATATAAATATTTATTATATTATATATTATAATAAATATTATAATGTCAGAATATTATAATAATATTTTAACTGATGACCTAACAAATGGTGTTATTAAAGAATATCTTGATGAGCAAAAAAACATAAAAGAACATAATGAAATTTTTGAAGATTATAATTATTATATTGCAAGTTATGAATATGAAAATGCTTTACGTATTGAAAGTATATGCGAAGATGTTGAAGCTTATGATTTAGCACGCGGTAATTATTATGAGTTGATATTATTTAATATTAATGAGTTTATACAGTCATTTAATTATAAAAAATATATATATTTGAGATTTTACAATAATATTAAAAGTGATGTTTATTATTCAACAAATATTAATGATTCTGTTGAATTAAATATAAGTAATCTTGCATACGCTATAAAAGAGCCCAGTTATTTAAATATTTTTAATAATAACTATAAATCTGCGGAGACCTACAAAAAATTATATAAAATTATAATTAAGCGAATTGAGGAAACCTTCATATTTACAAATTATTATCGTAATTCTATAAAACAATCATATACATATAAATCAAATATTTATAATTATTTAATTAAAGACATGATATATGATTATGCTAATATATTAGACGAATTAATAGTATTATCACCTTGCGATTGTGATGATATATTTCTAAATAATAGTATTATTTATAATATTATAACAGATATAGAAATAGTTGATAATATTACTAATAGTATATATAGCATAAATTTTGAAACATTTGTAGAACTCTCGTTCATTATTAAACATTATAGTGAATATTTTTCAAGAGATGGTATCAAAACTCTTAATACATTTTATACAGATAAGATGTCAAGTTTAGTAATACCAGAATTATATAAAATATTTTTAAGCAATATTAAAAATTCAAAGAAAATTTATGAATTATATGAAAAAACTAAGTATGTATATAGCATAGATATGAAAGAAGAACTTAATTATATAAGTAAAGATTTGTGTTCTAATATATCAGGATTAATATTTATTTGTAAATGTAATTATGTATATAAACTATGGCGAATGATATTCAATAATAATAAATATTATTATCATTATTATCCAGAAAAAGGAATAAAAAAAATTAACGAATATATCATATCTAAATATAATATGGAAAAATTGATATAAAATATTATTTCATATAGTAAATTAAGATTACTTAATCAATACACAAATAATATGAGACATTCTTCAACAAATTCATTAAATTCATTAACATCTATAAATTCAGGAACTAAACTATTTAGTAATAGAGACTTTCAAAATCAATACACAAATAATATGAGACGTTCTTCAACAAATTCATTAAATTCATTAACATCTATAAATTCAGGAACTAAACTATTTAGTAATAGAGACTTTCAAAAATATATTGCAAGTATGGAAGAAGATATTATTAAAACTAATAATGATTATTATAATTTTAATAATAAATTTGATAAAAAGATAAACAATATAATTAACAGATTTGATGGAAAAACAAATAGTTTATTTATTGATATCAGAAACAGAGAAAGCGAATACAGAAAATTGAATATTAGGATTGAATATATTATTAAGGATCTTAATCAATGTAAAAATAATACATGTATTTGTGCCAATAAATCTAACTATATGGCCATTTCACATGATAATATTAAAGATATAGATAATATAAATAAAAATATATTAATATTTCTTTACATATATACATCAGTTGTTCTTGTTATGATTACTAATTATTGTATTTAGAATATAAATTACTACTATCTACCCTTTATTTGGTAATATCTTCAAATAATGATAAATTATGAGTTGTTATTATTTTAACATCGTTATTATCAGCAATTATTTTATATAACAACCGCATACTTTCATATATCCAATGTGCTAATGCGTTCTCTCCAGGAGCAACAAATCGCCATTATTAATCTCATTAATAATATCAAGATCCATAATTATTAATATTCTTTATATAAATGAGCTATTAATTTTTAATAAATTTTCCTTCAAATATAGGGAATATTTTATTATTATCTATTTTACATTCTTCAAAAACCGCATTATTTTCTATCCATCTAAATAACACTACTAACTTAGCATATTTTATAATATTTTCTTCAGTATATATTATATTACTTAATAAATTATATAATATATTATATCCTACTTGCACATTGTAATAAATATCCGCATAACATTTAAATTTATGAATAAATGTAATATCAACCTTATCCCCAACAACTTTAATATTTTTAATCATATTTTTGTCATAATATCCAAAAAAATTAAAGCAAACTGTTAAATATTTTTTAAAATTTGTACCAGAGTTAGATATAGGATATAAAAAAAAGCTAATTGTATAAATATTTAAATGAGATATATCACGAATTAGATGTGCTCTATCTAAATATAGTAATTCATTTATATTGTTTTTATAATCTTCTAAATAAGCAACCTTTTTATATTTATATTTTATTTCTTCTTCGCTATATTGATCATAAAATAACCATTTGGGTTTAATAGAAAAAACACACGTATTTTTTGGATTATTATTTGCACTATACAGTCTATTAATATATTTTATATTTTTGTCTTTTTCTATATCACGGATGCAACTATTAAAAATATGCTTATATATATTATTTTGTATGTCATCTGGTAATTCATAAAAATAATTTCTAAAAAAAATCATTGTATTTTATTTATATATTGTAAAATAGTCTTATGTAAATTATATTCTAAAAAATGATAGAAATAGTATTTAGTATTTTAATACTAGCATGATAAAACCATTAATTATATCTCGTATTATAATGGTATGGATGTTTATAATATCAATATTGCTGATATCATATATATTAACAATATATTCAGATGATAATAAATTCTATCGTTTTGGACCACAACCTGATCTTATTATTATAGGATTTACAATAGATACACCAGAGAAATATAGTTTAGTTGTATTATATGCGATAATCAATACAATAATAAGAAATCTTGATCATAATATTATATTTCCATGGATTACTCTAAATGTACAAAACATGAATGTGCAAAATACAGAAATAAACAAAATTTCACATCAATTTGAAATATCAATTACAAATACTGTATATTCATGGTTTGATTGGTTAATCTATATTCATATGCTCCTCGCACAAATTGATATGTTTTTACTAGAACTAACAACGGATGTAATCGCAATTTATTTTGTTACACGTTGGTATATTAAAAATAAAACATTAATTAATGATACTGTAATTAATGATATTATATTATGATACTGATAAAAATAAAATCAATAATTATTTAATCATTAATAATAATTTAATCAGGTAGTAAATTATAAATTTTATTATTAATATCAGTATACATACTCATTGGTCTATAACAATGATAATCAGAAAAATATCCATCAGATATGGCATTTTTAATATCTTTTTTTGCCGCATTTGTGTCGTCAACTAATTTTGTTGCATTTATGCCTTCAATTAAAAAGACCATATTATTTAAAACCACATTATTTATTTTACTCATAGTAAAATCATGTCTACTCAGCCTACAATATTTTGTATCTTCATCAAATAAAAAAACCACATTATTTGGATTATTTTTCCATTCCATAACTTTTAGATATAAAAACCTCTGATCTATATCCCAACCTATATTTCCATGCCCTTCTCTAATTATATTATTATATGATATTGATTGAATTAATATTTTGATATCTTCTACTGAATGAATATTAAAAATGTCTTTCCATACATTTGGAGTACAAACATTATAACACATAGCAAGTTGTTTATCTTCTCCACATATATGGCCTCTATAATATACAAATTTGCTATTATCAATATCTTTAATATACTCTGTATAATAAGTTTTATTCATAGGTAGAATATCCATATCTGTAATCATAACACCATTTTCATAATTTAATATACATGGATACAATAAACGTATCAATTGTGATGTGAAACTTGTTAATACATTATCTATTGGTTCAAATAAGATAATATTGTCTTTGTATAGCATATATTCATCAGGTATTTTGTTTGATATTAATATAATTTTAACATCAACACCTGGGTATAACTTATTCCAAGTTTTAATAAAAATAGGTATAAACTCTATGTATAAGGGATTATCATTAACAGCTGTTAATACACAATCTAATTTCATTTATATATATTTAATGTTTAATGTTTTTATATATATTTAATGTTTAATGTTTTTATATATGTTCAAGAGATATTTCCAATAATATTATCACATGATAATAAAAGAATATATAAAAGAATATATAAAAGAATATATATTAAATATACATAATGGCCAAAGTGTGTTTTATTACAGCAATATATGGTAATTATGAAAAAACTTGCAAAAAATTTGCGAAACAGACTATAGAAACTGATTTCATTTGTTTTACAAATAATGAAAATATAATTAGTAATGGTTGGTTTATTGATTCTACACCTTATCACAATATATATAAAAGTCCATTAGATAATGATACATACTTAAACTCATTATGTAATAATGATCATACATTTAATATAGCTAAATATTATAAACAGGCATTTAGAAATATACCAATATTAAATAAGTATGATGTTATAATTTGGATTGATGGAAGTATTGAGATAATATATGATAAAGTAAGTGAATATATATTAAGAAATATATATGATAAACAAATTATAACATGGAAACATGATTTACACAAACTATTATCAGACGAGGCTCGAGCTTCACATTTTGAAAGATATACATCTACATATTGGTTAGGGCAAAAGCAACCATATCAAGATATAGATTTTCAATATCAAGAATATTTGAAAGAGGGATATACAGATGAATATTTTAAAAATATAAACCATCCTTTTCACAATTTAGGTGTATGGATAACATGTTTTGTTGCATTTGATATTAGGAATGATAAAGTTAAAAATTTTTTAGATTTATGGTATCTTCAAACTTTAAAATATTCTACACAAGATCAAATTGGTTTTCCATTTACATGTCAAAAATTAAATATAATACCATATACACTACCTGATAATGAAATTACAGGACATACAGTACAAAGTAAAACAATGTTTTATATCAAAAGAAATCATGGTGAATAAAGGTATAAATAAAATTTATTATATAACATATAACTTATTTATAATATAGTATATATTTTGTAAATGTATCTTGTTGTTGGTTGTGGATTGTCTGGGATTGTTATAGCAGAAAGAATTGCTAATATTTTAAAGAAAGAGGTTTTAATAATAGAAAGATTAGATCATATAGGAGGAAACTGTTATGATTATATAGACAAAGAAACAAATATTTTAGTAAATAAATATGGGGCACATTTATTTCACACAAATAATAAAGAGGTATGGGATTATATAAACACATTTGATAAATGGGTAAGATGGGAACATAATGTATTATCATATGTAGATGATAAATATGTACCAATGCCTATTAATATTACAACTGTAAATATGTTATGTAATGAAAATATTGAAACAACTGATGAAATGAAAGAATGGTTAAATAATAATCAAATAAAATATGATAATATTGATAATAGCGAAAAAATGGCTAAATCTCGTGTAGGAAATATATTATATGATAAATTAATTAGTAATTATACTTATAAACAATGGGGTAAATATCCTCATGAATTAAATAAAGAAGTATTAGAAAGAATACCTATTAGAAATAATTTTGATACAAGATATTTTAATGATAAATACCAGGCTTTGCCTCATAAAGGATATACACACTTTTTCCTTAAAATATTAAATAATCCACTAATTAAATATAAATTAAATACAGATTTCAATGATTTTAAAAAAAATAATGATTTATCTATATATGAATCAATTATTTATACAGGTCCTATAGATAGATATTTTGAAGATAGTAAATTAGATAAATTAGAATATCGTAGTATTGATTTTAAAATTAATATTATTAAAAATACTAAATATTTTCAACAAAATTCTGTTATAAATTATCCTGAAATTAACTTTCCTTTTACAAGAATTGTAGAATATAAACATTTTTTAAATCAAAAATCTGATCATACAATTATAGTATCTGAAACTACAAACGATAAAGGAGATCCATATTATCCTGTATTAAATAAAAAAAATTTAGAATTATATGATAAATATAAATTTTTAGCAGAAAATGAAGAAAAAAATAAAAATGTATTTTTTATAGGAAGATTGGCAAATTACAAATATTTTAATATGGATACAACAATTGAAAATGCTTTATATATCTTTAATACAAAAATAGTAAATACAGAGTTTAACTCTTAAATGTAAATGTATTATTATTTTACATATATTTTTTAATTTTTATATTCTACAACAGTTATATTTGCTCGTAATCATCATTTATAATTTGAACATCATCATACATTTTATTATCATTATCTAGTGATTCATTATATTTTTTCAATAAATTATTATATTTAATCTCTAATCTATTATAATGTTCTTTGCTATAATGTGTATTTAATAATAATTCATTATATTTCCACTCAATTGAATTATAACGATGACATAATTTGTCATACTTTCTCTTTAAATAATTAAATTCTTTATTTTTGCTATCAATCATTATTTTCATTTTATTATTTTTATCTTTTAGATATAATGCGCTATTACTATAATCATCGTTGTAATCTTTTGTAAATATATAATACAGGCTATTATACATTATTATATTGATATGTTGTTATGTAATATATATAAATTATATTTATATAATTAGTAATTATATAAATATAATTAATTAATTAATATGTTCCTCAAAATATGGAACTATAATTGTAAAACCGTTTTCTATAATTGTGTCAAATTTATATAATGTAAAAAAATTTATATTTATTATCAAGTTATGTATTAATAAAAATTTAGTAAATAATTTATTAGTATAGTAAATTAATTCAAGCCAAGACCTAAGATCATCTTTCAAATAATAATAAATTGGAAAATATACAAAATCATTATCTCCTTCAAACCCTAGTAATATATCTATATTAGATAATTTTAATTTAATACATGTTGCATCTTTAAAATTATTAGGAAGTTCTGTAATAAGAATATTATAATGAAATTGTAAAAAATTATTAATATTTATTTCTGATAAATAATACAATTCTTCCAATTCTTCGGTTTTATTTCTATAATATGTCTCTTCGCATTTATCATTTTTGTTAATAATTCCTAATGATACCATATTAAAAATACTTAATGATGTATAATATATCTTATTTTCATCATTAAGTATATTTTTAATAAACTTGTATTTATATTTATTTTCTCTCCTATTTTTAATTATAAAAACAAGCTCTTTCATACAATCATTATATATATATTTATATATTTGAATATATATATCATATGGAATTATATGTAGATAATTCATTATTATTATAATTATAATATATCTAATATGTTCATATATATTTAAGCAACATATAAGACTTATATTATTAATTATGTTAATAAATGGTTAATATTGGGTTTTTAGCAAATCATTTAGGATTACGCGGTTCTGAAACTGCTCTTTATGATTATGCCTATTATAATCAAACTATTTTAAAAAATAAATCATTCATTCTCTATGATAAAATAAATGATAATAATGATGAACAAGTTATAGAAAAATTTAAAAAAAAATTTGAAGTTGTTTTAGGTATAAATTTTTTTGAGTTTGATGATTATGTACTTAAACACAATATTCAAATATTGTACAGTATTAAATCAGGTGAAGATGATGGAATTTTAAGTACAAATGCTAAAAATATAATACATTGTGTATTTAATTGTAGTGAAAAACATGGAGAAGTTTATTCGGCAATATCTAAATCGGTATTACATTATAATGATAATATACCTATAATACCACATATTGTAAGTTTACCATATCACGAAGAAGATATGCGAAATGAATTAAATATACCTATTAATGCTACTGTTTTTGGAAGACACGGAGGTAAAGAACAATTTAATATTCCATTTGTTCACGAAGTTGTATATGATATCGCAAAAGAAAATCCCAATATATATTTTTTATTTGTAAATACTGATAAATTTTGTAAAGATCTTCCTAATATTATATATCTTGGTGCTATTGTAGATCTTAATTTAAAAAGAAAATTTATTAATACATGTGATGCTATGATATGGGCAAGTACACAGGGAGAAACATTTGGTCTTGCAATTGCCGAGTTTTCTATATGTAATAAACCTGTAATTGCTACTAGTTTATATGGAGGCGGCAAAGAGCATGTAAATATATTAAAAAATAAAGGATTATGGTATTATAACCGCGAAAATTTGATTGATATAATAAATATGTTTACAACTATGGATAAAAAAGTATTAAAAGAAAAAGACTGGAACGCATATTCTGAATATACGCCAGAAAAAGTTATGAAAATATTTCATAAAGTTGCAATAGAACCATTCAATATCTAAAATAAAAAATATATAATTATATAACACCAACCCATACATTAATCTTTTTAATTCATTAATCTTTCTTTATTAATCTTTCTTTATTCATTGATCTTTCTTTATTCATTTAATCCTTTTAATTCATTTATTAGTTCTTTCTATTTATTACCTATTTTACATATTATTATTAAAATCTTTCCAATCCTTATTAATACTGCGTCTATTCTTATACGAAAGACGAGCATCCTTGGATTTAAGTGCTACTTTTTTATAATTTACTTCATTATTATCTGCCCTCTTTAATTCACGTGGAATTTTATTAACATCTTCAAAATCTTCACATTTATTGGCATAGGAGTTGAATGCGCGAGAGCTAATCTTGTTAGTGTTATTCATTTTGTTATTTACTTTGTTATTTTACTTTATTACTTGCTTAAAAATATAAAATAAGTTAATCAATTTTTATTTTTTTATTAAAAAATTAGACCAAATTTTGTAAATTTAAAGATTATTATATAAATAAAAAAAATGATATTATTATATATATTATTAAAATTATAAGTTTCTAAAATATATGGTTTCAACAAATATATTAAATGACAAACCATTATTATTAGAAGATAATAATAGATTTCCTGATGATATTACAATAAAAATTAATAATATAATTTGCGATGAATATATTAGGAAAAAATATATTATTTTAGAACATAATTTTATAAAAAATATTATAGGTATGTTCTTAAATGATAAGAAACTATCAAAATATATATATTATTTAGGATATCAAACTTATTATTTCAACTATATCTTTCCAGATGATTCTAATCTTTCTAGCGGATTTGGTGTATATGGAGAAAAACTTACAAATTTTACATGGGGAGATTTTGAAACGGATATATCATACGAAAATTTCAAAAATATTGATGTAGATAGCAAAGAACAGTATATATTGAATATACCAAGAGAAGAAATATTTGCTAACGAAAGCATAAGTACAAATAACACTGAATATGATTTTTATAGGTATGATGTTAATATATATTCGCAAAAATTAACGTTGAATGAAAGTGTATGGATTCTTAAACATTTTTCATATAATGATATTAATATTTTAGAAAATAATTCGGATATTGTCATAGATATTAATGATGATATTAATGATAATATTTATGATAATATATATGATTATGATAAAGAAGAATTTGCAAATATATGGAACCTATTTAATAGAGGATTTGTAAAGCTAAATATATTTAAAATTATTTATATTTACTGTTATAATACAGATATTGATGATAAAATTCAAAAATATTATAATTTTATTGGAGGCAAAGGAACCCATAATATTAAGATTGATTATTCCAAATTATTTCATAAAACCTGCTTTAATTTTATAAAGTATTTTAATAAAAAAATAAAGAAAGCATCAGATGACAGAATGGTTATAAGTTATTTATATGCTATTTATGCTGATGACGATGGAAATGGAAACATATATTTTAACGAAGATCATGAACTATATGAAAATAAAGCATATGATTTACTACATGATAATGATTTACTAAAAATTAAAAATAAAGATAATGTTACTGATGTATTATTTGATATATTCGATTTATTATATAAATTATATCTACAATAAGAACAATTATTTACACAATATTCGTAATAATCATTCAAAAAAAGGATAACATAATGAAATATATATATTGAATTTTTTATTATATAATAATAAAAATTGACTTTAATAATATGGATAATAATTATATTAAATTAGATAATATGGAGCATAAATTAAAAAAACATATTATAAAAACAAAAAAACCTGTTCAGTTAATTATTGAAGATAATAATGAAATATATGAAAATAATCCTCTTACTATTGTTGAAACATTTGTTGGTGCTGGTGGCGCTCATTTAGGGTTTAAAAAAGCAGGATTTAAGTCATTATTAGTAAATGATATTGATAAAGATACAATAGACACATTACTTAAAAATGAAGTTATAAATGATAAAGAGTATTTACTGTGTCCAATAGAAGATATTACAGAAGAAGTTATAAAAACAAAAATTGGTAATAAAAAAGTTGATGTTTTATTTGGTGGGATTGTATGTAAAGGGTTTTCTTTAGCAGGTGTAAGAAATCCTTTTGACCCAAGAAATTATTTATATAAACACCAATTAAGACTTGTAAATATATTAAAACCCAAAATAAGCGTCATAGAAAATGTTACTGCTATTAAAAATATGATTTTATATGTAAATTGTGAAGAAACACAACAAACATTTGAAGACTATACAAAATTAAGCGATGAAAATAAATTATTAAATGGCATTAAATCAAGTAAAAGAAAAAATGGGGAAAACTATAGTGATTTAAATTTAACCATAAATAATAATAAAAAAAAAATGGATGAATTATTAAAGGGTATTTGTAAATATAAATATTGTGTTCTTGATGATATTAAAAAACTATACCAAGAAATGGGTTATACTTTTTATGAAAAGATTTTACAAACAGATAAATATGGTGGGTATACAAATAGAAAAAGAATAATAATGGTTGCTGTTAGTAATGACATTGGCAAAAATTATGTTTATCCAAATGAACAAGAGACAAATTATACATTAAACGATGCTTTAAATTTAATAGATTATGAAGGCATAAATAATCCTCTAAATGACGAAGACAATAAACCGATGAACCATAATAAAAAAACTATTGACAGATTTAAATTAATACCAGAAGGAAATAATATTGCGGATGTTATAGATGAATTACCAGATGAATTAAAAATAAGTGCGTTTTATTCAAGAGGAAATACACAGAGATTAAATAGAAATCTTCCTGCTCCAACGTTAGTTCCTGGTCATAGTAATTTTCCTATTCATCCTTGGGAACATCGTTCTATTACTGTTCGTGAAGCAGCAACAATTACTGGGTTTCCTTTAGATTACAAATTATGTGGCTCACATACATCTAGATGTGTTCAAATAGGAAATGCTGTACCAGTTCAATTATCATATAATATAGCTTTATCAATAAAAAAATTATTATTAGATGAATAGTTTATATTTATTAACAATTAATAATTAACAAATATGATAATATCAAAATTCTTGAATAAATTTAATAATTTTTTCCTTACATTCTTGTAATAACCCTACCTTTTTACAAATATTCATAAAATTCGTCAAGAGAGTTTCGCAAAACCATTCTATTGGCATCTTTTTATTTTTTTTTTCATTTAATATTTTATTAAGTATTATACAATTAATGTTTTCGCTTTTTCCACCTTTTTCTTTTGGAATAAAATGATCAGCAGCCAATTTACCTTCACTCATCGGTAAACCAGTTATTTCACACATATAATTTGTTTCACATAATTTTTCTTCTATAATATTTTTTTTGAAACAATCACTCTTATGTTTATGGTGTTCATATAAATATTTGCATATATATTTTTTATTTTGAGGCATATATTTAAACCACAATTCCCCTCCTTTTTTAACTTCTATCCATTGAAGCGGATATAAATCTTTCCTCATCTTTTCAACCGCCCTTGAATTATCCGCAAAATTTTTTTGTTTCCCATTTGTATCTTCAGAACGTCTTTTATCACAATATAATAAAATATCTCCTTGCTTTACAAATTTATATAAATTTTCAGGTTTCATTAAAAACTCAAATACATAATACAATTGCCCTTTTTTATGATTTTTTGCGTTAACTATAAGATGTAATTTAATTGTAATTTTATATAATATTCTAATTCTTTTTTGTATTGAGTGTTTTTTAATAAATGGTTTAACATCATATTCCATTCTTAATTATATTGTTCTTTAGGTTCTTTTAAATCAAAAGAATATAAATCAATTTTTAATATTTTTTACCTTTTTACTAGTTCATATTTTATTTTTGTAAGTTTCAAAGTAATATTATTATCATTAATTATACTCTGTTCTCTCATTAAAAATTGGCATTGGTGTTGTTTAATAAATTATAATCTTTGTATTTATTATTTAATTTGTTATAAAAATAATATATTAAATAATAAATGATATACAATATATATATTTCTTTGTATAAGCATTATACTAATATAATAGTATATGAACGAAACAAATTTCAACAACGATATTTCTGGATTAGCAAATATTACTGAACTTTTTGAGAGTTCAGTAATAAAAAAATGGATTAAATTAATTCCTGCTGATAATACAATTCCATTTGATAAATATAATAGAAAAGATTATTTTATTCCAATCGCAGACATAGTTTTAGATAGCGAGTTATTTACATCTGGAAAAAAACAAGGGGATAAAAAAAGAAATACACTAATTAAATTTATTCCAACAATTTCTATTGAAGAGTTTAACAAAAAAAATGAATGGTTATATTTACTTGTAATTAATGGCATGATTGTTAAAATCGGTGGGACGAGAACTGGACTTAAAGGACGGATCGCATCTTATCTTTGCGGACATCATATAGAAGAAAGAGGAAAATCTGGAGATTGTTCGAAAACAAATGGATTTATTTATAATACGTTTGAGTTTTACCTAAATTTAGGTTGTAAAATTCAAATGTATGGATATGAATTACCAAAAACTGAATTTAATATTGAAATATTTGGTAAAGAAACAAAAATAACAGCACAAACATATCATGCTTACGAAAGCACATTTTTGGAAGATTATAAAAAAAATTATAACAAATATCCAATATTAAGCGACAATTGCGACCCAGATTACAAAGAATAGATATATATATATATATATATATCTATATATATATATATATATATATATATATATATTTACAGATTATCACAAATATATTCAATCTCTTCTTTTGTAATGTTAAAATAATTATATAGTTGTTGATGATTTCCAGAATATTCTATGGTTGGAATAGGAAAACTTTGTAATATTCTTATGTTGTTAAAATTTCCCCAACGGCAAATATTATTTATAAATACATATAAGGGGTGCTTTAATATTTCTAAATATTTTTTTGCTTGTTCTTCATTAGAACATATTATAAATACAATTGATTGTGTCATTCCACAATTATCAATAAATACACTATACTTATCTGTCGTTGATATAAATATTTTATATCCGTCTTGAAATTTATGTGGTTTTGATGAATATACTGTTTGACTTGGTGTATGAATTAATTTGTATTTAAATTCTTCTGTTTTTTCATCACAAATAAATTTTGCCTTTGTATATTTATGTAAATCACTACTGGTTTTAACCTCGAATTTTGGTAGCGTTGTATTATCAATTGTTTTTGATAATATATTTTGAACTATTTGATTATATAATAATGGAATGTATTTTCGTTGTTTTGATATGACTGAACTAACATATTCTTTTTTCTTCCATATTCCAGAAACATTAATATTTTTATAGAAGGCACAATTTTGAATTATATACCATGTAAAACTTGAACCAATTTTTTTGAAATATTTTTTTGCTGTATGTATATCTAAATGAATTATTTGTAATGATGTTATTATTTCAATTAATATATTCCTGTCTGCATAAGACATCCAATTATCTGGTGTAATAAATAATAAATAACCATTTGGTTTTAGTTGTGATAAAGCTTTATCAATAAAATCCTTAATTAAGTTGTGATTTTTAGAAGCTCTTTTACCATTTTCTAACAATTTTGCGTATGGCGGATTAGCAACAATTAAATCATATTTTTTACTACTATTAAATGTAATAAAATTATGGTTAGTTATTTGTAAATTGTATTTTTCGCTACAAAATACACTACGCACATTTTCTAATCTATTTTCATTAATGTCATTAAATTCTAATATTTGTTCTAATATTGTTTGTTTATCGTGATACTTCAATAATTCAAATATGATAGGAATACTGAAATTTCCATTACCACAACAAGGGTCTAATATAGACAAACCACTTTTACTCCATAGCTCATTAGGAATTTTACTTATCATTTCATTTATACAATTAATAGGTGTTGGTTCATCATTGCTTGATTTGTATGTGCTTTTATCAGTATTTAATATTTCGTCATAATATTTTGTTAATTCATTAAAGGTTGATGTATCAATTGTTATTTTTATAGGTTGAATTACGTCTGGTGAACATAACGGAACATTTAATTTTGTTGATTTTTCCTCTACAGACTTATCAATAAATTCTTTAATATTGCTCTCATTAACACAAGAAGTTTTTCTTTTTTGATGTTGTGTATAATGAGATTTACTATTAAACTCTTTGCAGCATTTTTCACAACTAATTTTAGACATTTAGAGTTTATAATATATTGTAATATAATTATGTAATATATTATTATTTAAATCAATTTTTATTATAATAAAAAATATCAACTGTTTACAGTTTTTTTAAAAATGTTATAATTTTGATTGCTTACTACTTTATGATAATGGTATCGTAAAATATAAAAATAAAGAGAAAATTACGTATATACTAGATTTATTATATATCTATAATTTATATCGTAATCTACTAGGATTAAATATTTGAAAATCAAAGATATTATATCCACTATCTTTTGTTTTGCTATTAACACTATGTTTGTCATTTGCCTCATTCATTTCCTTTGGATCTACAAATTTTGTATATGGGACATTATGAATTAATCTTCCTTGACTAAAATAATACATGTTTTCCATTTTTTGTATATATTCTATTATTACAAAGATATTAATCAATTTTTATTAATTTCCTCCGCGTAATCTTAATACAAGATGAAGCGTGCTCTCTTTCTGTATATTATAATCAGCTAATGTTCTACCGTCTTCTAGCTGTTTCCCAGCAAAAATTAAGCGTTGCTGGTCTGGTGGAATTCCTTCTTTATCTTGAATTTTTGATTTAATCATATCAATAGTATCCGAACTTTCAACTTCAAGAGTAATTGTTTTACCTGTCAAAGTTTTTACAAAGATTTGCATTTTATTCTTCCTTAATATATATAATCATATATTTTTTATATATAAATTTACTATAATTGGCTATATTATGCTAAATCCATTCCTGGCGCTCCAAAAATAGCAAATTTTATTTTTTCGTATAAATATGTTTCTCTATCTTCGGCGGTTATCTTATCCACAGGAAACCCAAAAAAATCAAATTGATAAGAACAAGTATGTGAACTAGGATATCTGCGCGTATCCGCACCATACATATAGAAGAATTTATATCCACCTTCTTTTTCCGCATGTTTATCATAGTAATTAAACCCAGTCCAAAACTGAAGTAATCTTTTTATAAATTCATAGTGTTCTTCGTCTGTCTCATTAACTCTTTTATTTGTAATAATATTTGTCAAATATATTCTCATTTCCGCTTTTATTACTTCTTTTTCAGGTTCAGTTAAAGTTGTAATCCATCTTACTACATCATGACGATTATCTACAAACTTAATAACTGATATTTTCAGGTCTCTTGCAAAATTAGATAAAATATCTTGGTCTAATTGCTCGTTTGTAATAAGTTTATCAAGAATATCAATAGTTACATCATTATTATTTAAAAATGTTTTTACCTCATTATTAAATCCCGCGAATAATGATTCATATCGCCCTTTCATATTTTTATTAGTTCCATTAGATTTTTCAGATTCTTCTCCACCATTAAATAAAAAGTTTTTAGTTACAGCATAATTAGATAATTCTAACATATATTCAATATAGTTATTTTTTGTTAATTTTTGTCCATATGGATTACTTTCAGAAGATTTTGATAAAATATAATAATCATTATATGATAAATCATATAATTCAATTGCTTCTTTATGTTGCACGTTCATCATATTAATGTAAGTACTTGCATTACCAAAATCTCTTAAATAAAAATATAATATATCATATTTATCTATTTTTTGTTCTGGATTTATAAATCTTGCTAATATATATGTTGAAAATTTATTAGGTAATCCTATCTCTTCATTAATAACCGCAACCCCTAAAAATTTACCAATTATAGAATATATATTTTCATATTCCTTTTCTGTATTATAATTTCCAATACCCTCTATATTATCATTAGCATATTTTAACACCTTTCTAAATTTTTCATCCGGTTCAAAGTTAGGATTTATGTAATACCTATTCGCAGCACTATTTTTTTCAGGTAGTATAAAGGGTCTGTTTTCATTATTTTCATCACAAAATAATTCTTCAAATAATTTTGTAAAAAACTCTCTGCTTACACCACCAGCATCAATTGCTTTCTTATTCCTTGCTTGTAATCTTCCTTCAACTTCTATTAATTCATTTATATATACTCTAAATATTCTTTTATATTGATTAATATAATTATTTTGCGCACTATCATCGTATATTTTTAATTTTCCAAATATAATATCATAATCCACAATAACTGAACATAATGCGGATTCTTCATAATATATAAAATTTGTAGTTTCTTTCTTTTTATCTGTTTCAAACTTGTCATTAAGTTTTTTAAGTTCCTTTTTAATATTTGCTAAATTACAGGTATGTTTCCCCCCCAAATATTTATCGCACATACTGAGCATCTTTTTTCTAAAATATTTATATTTGGTATCGTCATCATTATCTACATATATATTATTAATACTTTGACATATTTCACTATTATTTATTATATCTTGTCTTTTTGCGTCTGATATATTATAATCTCTTTTTTTATTTTTAAATTTTGATATAGTAAAAAACTTTTTTTTAATATTTAATATTTTATTTTTGAAATCTATCCCTTTTGGTGTAATATCTATCGGTTTGATATTAGAATCAAATATTAATGCTTGTTCAAAAATTTCATTATATTCAGGGCTATCTGTATATATTAATTGCTTCGTGATTGGATTTTTGTTGGGTTTCATAACCCATGTTAAGCAGTTTACAATATTATAGTGATTTTTAACAATATATTGGGAATTTCTTACAATTTTAACATTATTTTGCTTCTTGTGCACTTGAATGTCATTAATTTTATCAACAACTGGAATATAATAATGTGCCTTAACCTTTATAAAACTGTTTTTTGTTATATTTGTAATACCAAAATTATCCCATTCAGTCTTCTTAAAAAACACATAAAATGCTACTGGGTCTTGAGAACTTCTTGATGCGATGCGCTCTTTCCTGATTTTTTCCTCCATTGCTTTCACAAGTGCTTCACTGTGTGTCGTAATATCACTGCCATTACTTGGTTTAATAACTCCATAATCTTTCCATTTTAATCCTATTTTTTCTGGAATAAACTTTGAAATTTCATTACCTTTTTCTTTTATAAATTGTTTTTCAATAATATACTCTTCTAATTGTTCTCTCGTTTGCGATGGTTTTCTAGAATGTATTAATATTTTTTTTAGAACAATCTTTAATTCTTCTAATATACGTTCACCGCGCGAGGTTATCATACGTGGTATTAAATTACAATCATATTGATAACTCATACATAATAAGCGATTGTATATTGGCGAATCTAGTAATATTCTTTCAAATGTTCGCGGATTAGTAATTGGAATCATGACCCAATTTTTACATTCTTCATATGTAAAATCATTCAAATCGTCATCATCTTGAATAATAATTTTTTCAGCAATATTGATATTGAAATATGGGTTTTTATTCGCAGCAAACTTTCTCATTAAAGTTTTGCCGTTAATAAATCCTTTTCCTTCTGGTAATCTATATTGAATATTTTTATCAACTGATTTACTATTATTAAATAATATTATATAATAATGATTTAAATAACCTTCTTTATTATAACCGTCACTCTCATAATATATTCTTTTTCTTTGATCACGTCCATTCCCATTTTTGTATGTATGAAGAGCAAAAGCATCCCAAAATGGGATTATATCTCTTACTAAATTTTTAAAATAATTAATTATATAGTTCTCTAATTTGGGATTATAATTATCTACATATTCATATAATTTATCTCTTATTTTATTCATTATTTGGTAATCATCATAATATTTTATTGACTTGTTAATATATGAAAAAAATTCTGAATCACTTGATACCCTGTATGTTGGATTGTTTATAATTTGCTCGTAAATATTATAAATAAATCTTCTAACTACACCATTAATATCTTCATCTTGTTTTAATCCTTTCATTTCATAATATCTATTTATAAATTTTAAGAATTCTTCATTATTTTCTGGACTTATTTCTCGTAATATATTATCAATTAATTGATGTTGCCCTTCCAAATTATATCTTCCAAGTCCGTTATCAATAGTAAGAATAAATGTTTTAAATTTAGAAAAAACTTTTCTATCAATATCAGATGTTAATGCTGTTTTACGAAGTGTTTTTTGAAGCTTTTTAAGACGATTATATTCATAAAATTCTTTTTCTTCATTATTTTTAATTAAAATATTATCTCTTATTTTCCTTTTTTCAGCAGGGTTTAAACTACTTATAGGCGAAGATTTAAGAGAAACACTATCTGTATTCTTTAATTTGGGTTTTTTTGGCACAGCATCATTTACATTTAATAACTTATCAAATGATTCAACATTATGTTTTAAGAATAATTCATCATTCTCTTTCATAAACTTTAATCGCACCCTTATACCATCTATCATATTTTGAGTATTTTTATCTTTTATCTTATTTGGCGACTTAGGCGACTTAGAAGATGATGCTTTAACTAAATTATTTTCAATATTTGTAATATCTATTCCATAATGTATTGTAGTATATAATAATTCAATATATATGCTACTATTTTGCTCAATATCATCATTAGTGCGCGGATTTACTAAATGATTACCAACCCATTTTTTGCATTCATTTACAGTAAAATAAGTTTCTACGTAATCTGTATTAACAGTATTTTTATTTATTATCTCTTCCTCAGCATACTTCCATTTATCATTAAGAGTGTATAATCTTGGTGTATTATTTTTTTTGTATTTATTAATTTGTTTTACTATATCTTCTCTTAAAGATGAATTATAAAATATAAGTCTCTTAATTTTATTTAAGAAAGATACTGGATTTTTTAATGCTTCAACGCTTAAAATTTCCTTTCTGTGCTTTCGCTTAACATATTTATTCACAAAAGGAGAAATACTTGGGTCTATTATCCACAATAAATAGTGACCATCGACTAATTTAATTGACATATTCTAATATATTATTATATATTAATGATAATATATATATAAAGTAATATTATAATTTACCTGTATAACCTAATGTCTTAATATTTGAAGATACTTCACTTGGATTCCAAGATATATATAGTATGTTATTGTTAGGTTGTGGTAATATTTGAACATATAGTCCACTTTTTCTTAAAGCATTCACTATATATTCAATACAGTCGGAAATTTTATATAATGGTTTACCATATATATAGAAGGGTATTTCATAGAATATATTCATTCTACCAATAGTAGCGGTATCTCTTATTTTTTTATGACATACTTCTATGATTTTATCAAATGTTTGATATTTTGCATGCTCCTTCTTATCTTTTAAAGTATATAATTCACTTAATAATATTCTAGGTGGCATTTGTATATTATATTATATACACATAATTATTATAACTCTTTAATTTTATTATTTTCCATATCATCAACAGATACCATATTATATTTTGCTAACTTATTAACAGGAGTAGTATCAGCAACATTATTATTAAATCCTTTATTATACAATGATGATATCATATCCTCATTAATAGAATAATTATAATATTTAATGTCAGCTATTTTTAATACACTTCCTACGGTAACCTTTCCATATGGTGTTTTGTAATCAATTAGCGGATTAATATAAAATGGCGAAGAATTATTTTTAAATGTTGCTGAATATATTTTACTATCATATTTAGTTTCAACTTTTTTATCTAATAATTTAACACCATTAATATACATTTTACAAGATGCCCTATTTATAGATAAAACATTATTGCTATCTGAAACCTCTCTCATAACAATTGTAACCATAAACCATTTACTGTTAAATTCAATATCATAAATACCTAACATATTTCTATTCTTTTCATTCCATTCAGTTGATGATGAGAATCTATTACAATTTTTATACATTGAACCTTGTTGATATGATTCAGAATTATATATATTATTATATTCAACCGCTATTTTCTTTCCATCGCCGCTTAATCTAACTAGAGGATTTTTAGTTATTATTACCGGATTATTATTTGAATTCGCATTTGAACAGTTATAATTAAATTTATTATTAAAGTAAAGGATCTTTTCACCTTTCAAAAATAATATAATATCTTTTTTTCCTTCTTCAATCTTAACTAAATTATCTTGATCAATAAATAACCAATAATTATAAGAATATTCGGCACCTCCATCCTGATTAATAGATGGGTTAATATCTTTAAAATTTGATTGCGTCTTATCAGTTGTATTATATTTAACTTCGCTATTACTTAAATCATAAGTTCCACTTAATATATATATTTCTTTCCGTATATCACTCTGACCTTTAAACATATTTTGAAGTTCTATTAAAAATATATTGTATCCAACATATCCCATTAATAATAATATTATTAAGGATATAATAACTTGCATTAAAGGATTATTTTCTAACATTTTTATTATATCTTATCTATTTTAAATATGGAAATTAAAAAAATAATTAAAGATTAATTAGAATTTATGGGTGTTTATTAATAAATATTATTTAATTTATATACGGGATTTCTTAATCCATAATTAGGGATACCTATACTTGCTAATAAACCATTTAAAGGACCTTTATTATATTCCTTGTATATATCATTTTTATTCAGGTCATAGTTATATAGCGTAAATTTTGAAATTAATCCAGAAAACCCTGTAGTATCTATTTGTGAGTTTGAAGCACTACCACCAACATATAAATTGCCTATATTTTCAAAATTAAGTTCGTAGAGATTTAGCTTATTGACTTGCGCTTTCTCTACATCAGCTAATTCGCCATCAATATATGTATATATAAACCCTTTATTAACATCTGAAATAACAATAGCTACATGAACCCATCTTTGTATAGGCACATAATCAATAGTTATACCGCATTTGTTTGTGCTACCACTATTTGTAAAATTTATTAATTCGGATTCATTTTTTATATCATTTAATTTATTTGAAGCTAATAAACTATCATCTTTTGGAGAGAACCGAACATGTATTTTATTGGATTTGGAGTCTAAGAATATATATGGCGATGAATCCTTTATTTGTTGGTGTTTTGCCCCAATATGAGCAATATGTCTATAACTACCTTTATATTGATTAATATCATTTATATAAATCCAAAAACTATATGTTCTCTTTATACCATTTGAATTTGGTAACATTTTATCTATTTTAAAATAAGACAATTCATTACATATAATAGGCACTTCAGTACCGGATACTTCAACCTTTTGTTGATATAACACATTATCTGTTATAATATAATATAGAGTATATCCTGCTATTATAGCGATAATAAGTGCTAATATTATTAAATAAAATATATTTTCATTTACGTTTAATATGTTAGTGAAAGCAGCTTTAACATTCTCAATAGATTCTGCGGTAGTGTTCGCAATTGTATTAGAGGCTACTTCTACTTTATTTACAGGTTCAGATGGAGCAAAAGTAGTAGCATTAGTAACAGTATCTATTGTTTTATTAGTAGCATTAGTAACAGTATCTATTGTTTTATTAATAGAATCAGTAACACTCGCTAGTATACCTTCTTTATTATTTGGAAGCCCCACGTTTTTAGCTTCTTCCATTTTATTTAATTATCTAATTAAAGGAAATAAATTTTCTATTACATAAACTAATATGATAATTTGATATTTGATATAAAGGCATATTTTTAATATTGTAATTATTCTTTATATTTTTTTTCTGTAATGATAAATAACTCAGCATCTTCGTAAAATTACCTATATTTGATGTAGCATTCTTTTTATACTTAAATATAGACAAAAAATATACCATCGGTGCAAATAATTCAACGCAAAATTCTATATTTTCTTTGAACATATAATAGTCATATAAGCACATTATATATATAAATTTTTTGTAATATTCATTATATTTATTTAGCGATAAATTACGATTATTCAAATTAATTATTAAATTTTCATGAAATTTTAACGGTATCATCCAAGGGTCTTTTATAAGTATCTTCTTTGTTTGCTGTCTATTAAAATTATTATTATATAATATATTTATATCGCTTGAATTCTCTATGCTATCGCTATATAATATATCGTTATTATCATTGTTAATATCTCTAAACAGTTTATTTAAATTACCATTAGAGTTTAAGCAAAGTTTATTAATATTATTTATATCAATATCTCTTTTTTGTAATATCTCCGCGATTTCATCATTATTTGGCGTAGATAGCATATGTATATTACATAATTTTTTAATATCTCCTATCTTCTTTATGATATCGTTATTTGATATACAAATTATTGGTATGTTCTTTAATTTGTTTTCTAGTAATATTTTTAATAATGTTATGTTAATTGTTTTATCAGCAATAAATAATGAATCAAAATTATCTATGATTATTACCTTCTTTTGAAATTTATTTGTAAGTATTTGAAGAAATGACGATGATGTTGATTTATATATAATATCTTTTAAATATTGCGAATTATAGCAGTTATTATTATCTATTAATATAATTTCATAATTTAAATAATTACATATTTTATTTATAGAATATGATTTACCGATACTTGTAGGTCCAGCAACAATTATACAGCTTTGATCTGAAATTTTAATATCATAATTGAAATTACGCAACCATATCAATATATCATTATATATACTATGATTTCCGCACAAATTATTTATAAAATTATTATCATTATTAATTAATTCGTAATCTAATTGTTCTATATTATCATCATCGTTTTTAACATCAACTAATTCAGGAATTTTAGGAGCCTTCGGTTCTTTTGGAATTTTAGACGCCTTCGGTTTTTTGGGAAGTCTAGGAGCCTTCGGTTCTTTTGGAATTTTAGGAGCCTTCGGTTCTTTTGGAATTTTAGGAGCCTTCGGTTCTTTTGGAATTTTAGACGCCTTCGGTTCTTTTGGAATTTTAGGAGCCTTCGGTTCTTTTGGAATTTTAGGAGCCTTCGGTTCTTTTGGAATTTTAGGCACCTTCGGTTCTTTTGGAATTTTAGGCACCTTCGGTTCTTTTGGAATTTTAGGCACCTTCGGTTCTTTTGGAATTTTAGGCACCTTCGGTTCTTTTGGAATTTTAGGCACCTTCGGTTCTTTTTCAATATAATGTGTATCTTGCATTATTTAGATTATAACAATAAATATTATTTTATGTATATATCATTTCAATTATTAATATTATTAAATATGATATTAACGCAATAAATGGAATAAATAAAATTAGCGGTAAAATAGTTTCAGAATTGTCATTTGAATTATTTATGTCAAAGCCAAAGCATCTCATATTTCCATCTTTATCAAAAAATATATTTGGTTGAATGGCAAATAAAATTGCGAGTAATATTATATATATTAATAGTGTTATAATTTTTCTTGAAAGCATTCTTTATCTATTATTTTAATAAGGAAAGAAAAAAAATGAATTTACTATCTATATCTTTGATATCTTTGACACTTATATTAATAATAGTTATTTTTATACTAATTAAATGTACTATTCCTATTAATGAAAAATTTGTTAATAATCCAATAATAATAACTGATAATTTTTTAAATATTAAAGATAAAGATAACGATATATCCGATAAATATATAATTGTTGAAAGTATATATTTACCAACTATAATTGATAAAATTAAAAAAACAAATGTGATAGATAAAAATACAATAGGAGATAATACTATACCAAATAATGCTAATATACAATTATTAATAGATCCGTATATAAATTATTATATATTAAATAATAATGCTCCTACTAGTAATTTCAAGGAAGGAATATTTGTATGCGTTTGTAATAATATTTTACGTAAAGAAGATTGTTTATGGAACCTTTATGGTAAAGTAGTAGCATACATATATATGAGCGATTATTTATTTATACAAGCATTAATTAAGGGATATAATTTGAATATTAATAACATATCTTTAAAAAGAATTAAAATAGAGGATTTAAAAAAGACTGATAAAATATTTGATTATTTATTTACATATGTGGTATTTAATAGTGAATACATGATGTTTATTTTTAATCAGCGATACTATATTAATGGTTTAAAAGATGTTGATATTCATAGAATTAAAGCATATTATCCATTCATTAAAGAAAATTACAATACCATTAAATATTATTATAATAAAACCAAAAAAACAAATGCTGTTGGCTCTACAAGCGATAAGGACCCTAATGATATATATTTAAGCTCGGTGAATAGTTTATTACCTATAATGAGTTATAATATAATAAGTTCAGTAGAAAATTTCATAACACGGTTAGATATGCCAGCAGATTACTTAGAAGCGGTAAAAGAAGGATATGATAAAAGTAATAAAGGAGGTCATTATGGATGTTATGGTAATGGCGAGATTATAAGTAAATTTGAATGCGATTCATATTATAATATTGACGGAACTCCTAAAAAATATTATAGTTTATGGGATAAAAAATGTTCAACCGACGAAGAATGTCCATATTATAAATCAAATGATATTTATCCAAATAATAGAGGAGGATGTATAAATAATGGGTTTTGTGAATTTCCTGTCGGTGTAAAAAGATTAGGTTTTAAAAAATATACTGATACTAATTTAAATAAACCCCTCTGTTATAATTGTAATAACGATAAAAACAATGAAAATAGCGAGGGTATTAAACCGGCTGATTATGTTTTTGAAAATGATTTTAATGAAAGAGTAAAATATAAATTAAATACAATAATTTCCTTATTAGATTATAGAGACTTATAAAATAATGAATATTAATATGAATATGAATATTTTAATTAATATAATTAAAATAATATCAATCCTACTAATATTAGCAATATTCAATATTATTATATATAATTATTTGAATATTACTAATATTGAAAAGTTTAATCTAGATACCGGCAATATTAATTATGAAAATAAAATGAAATATAAGCCATATAATATTAGGCTTATGTATGAAAATACAGGCGAATATCCTTGGAATAGACACACAATTAATTCGAGTATTCCATATGATGTTAATATTAAGAAAGAAGCGGTAAATGTATATTATTACGAGTTTGATAACAAAACATATAATAATAAATTAAAAAATGTTTTTAAAAGTAACTGCGAAGAACTTATTATTGCTGTTGAGGGAAGTGAATGGAATAACTGGATAAATCCAAAAACATTAAGCAATAGCAATGAAAAGAACAAATTAAAACAATATTATGATAAGATATTTGATTTTGTAATTAAACGTTTAAATAGTCCTATTATGGATTTGCCTGGCGAAGATAATAAGCAAAAAATACAAATAGTTCATGATATTATGTTAAGATATAAAACGCATAAATTATACTCGCCCTATTATATGTTTGATATTGATATGATATTATATCGTTCAGGAAAATTCCAAGGAAAACATATTAAACTGGTAGCGATAACAAATGGAATAAATATTAATATTATTCTTGTAAAAATTATTGGAGTTGTATCAGAAGATAATATTGTTATCTACCCTTATACATCATATGATAAATTAAATATTACTGATTATCAGCAATTTATTCCCTTAAAATATGGAACAGTTGAAAATGATACCAAGAATAGTTATGAAAATACTTTTAATATCAGTGATAATTATATGAATAGCGAAATAGAAAATATAATGTATAAAAAACTTTTAGAAGAAAATATACCAGAAGATGTAGATATTAGCAATAATAATTTTATTGAGCCATTTACATAATATTAATTTTCCATGACCCATTTTGAGCAATATCAGTTTCACACCATTTATCATAATCGCGAATATTTGAAAACTCAATAATCTCATTACCATTATTATTTGATACTTTAAATATTGTAGTTTTAGGAGTAATACCCTTGTTATTTGATGTTTTAATAATTGGCTTATGCAAAGAAGTAGATGATGATATTTTTGCTCTATCTTTACAAACATCATCAATATTTTTACCATCAATATCAATTTTCGCATAGCAATTTTTAATAAAATGGGTATCCCTTCCGCATCTCATACATTCGTTTTTTGAATGTCTTATTTCTTTTTCTAATACTGCTATACAATTATCATCTAAAACTATATTTGAATATGTCCCTCCTCTAACATTATCTATTCCGTATTGTGACATATATTCTTTTACATACTTATCCTCATCAAAATGCGATATGCTTTTAATAGTTTTAATCAAAGATATTGGCTTGTATTTTTTTGTAAAACCAGAACCATTACCTGTAATATGCTCATTCCATCTTTTTTCAATATTATTTGTTTTACCAATATAATACTTTCCTTCTTTTAACTTTAATATATATATGTGATCCATATTTCAATATTATTGCTCTATTTTAGCTTTTAGTAAGTAATATAATCAATTTTATAGTAAATGTTGAAAAAATAATTAATATAGAGTAAATTATACTATATTACATAAGTTGTTGTTCTTGATATGAACTATTTTTATCTGCTGTTGTATCAGCTACATATTTATTATACACATATGGCAGCTGTTGTACATATTGATAACCATATAAAGAAACATACTGCGGAAGTGACAGAGTATAATCATATTGAGGAACATACTGCTGTTGCGGTTGACTATATTGATAACTATATAGAGGAACATATTGTGGTAGTTGGTGAGTATAATCATATGGAGGAACATATAGTGGTAGTTGCTGAGTATAATCATATGGAGGAACATACTGTGGAAGTGGTAGAGTATATGGAGGAACATACTGTGGTAGTTGGTGAGTATATTGATAACCATATTGCGGTAGATAGTGTAGTTGATTTTCTTGTGTAGGATTATTAATTGGTTGTTGCGATGTTGCGTCTACAACAGGAGGGATACCTCTGGGACTTACAATACTATTCTTATCTTTATTCATTTTATAAATATATATATTAACATCTATTTATATAAGTTTTTACTTTTATAAAAATATTCTATTAACATAAATGTGTAGATTACTTATAATTTACTCAGTATATTTTTATGAAAATAATCAACTAGCGTTTCCCATCTATAATGTTTTAAAATATTTTCACGTCCCTTTGTTCCATGTTTATTTGCTAATTCTGGATTGCTTAAATATTTCCAAAAAGCTTCCGCAAAATCATGAGGGTCTGTAATTTCAGCCTTACCGCCTATTCCAGTGTTTTTATTGTCTAAATATTGATAAATGGTTGATCTAATTGGTGTAGAGTTTGTATCTGTTAAATATTCGCGTATGCCTCCTACAAAAGAAGATACTTGCGGTTTTCCTAATGCTAAACATTCAAATACAGTTAATTCAAAACCTCCTCCATTACAATTGTTGCAACCGACATCGCAACAATTATATAATATATTTATCTCTTTGTCTGATAATTGTTGTGGATTTGCAACTTCTATTATTGTATTTTTAACATAATCTAAAGGAACATTTCTAAATTTAACTTCATTTTCTAAAACATCATTTAAATCCCAATAAGCATCAATACTAGTTCCTATAATTAATTTAATAGGGCGCTTTGTATGTTTATTTGTTATATTATTATTTTTTTTATTTAATACATTTACTAAATAGTGTCTTTCTACAAATTCAACCCACGCAATAATTGTATGATCCCAGCATTTACGAGGCTGATTTCTATTAAGATTTAACACCATGAATGCGCTATCATCATAGTCAAAGAATATTCTTGCGATATTAGTGGGTATAGGATAATATACAGTAGTATCAAAACCATGCGGAAAACTATACATTGGCATATCTTCGCGAATCCCTAATTTTTTTGCGATTGACATCCAATAAGGTGTAAACGCAACTATCCCATCAATATATTTATTTAATAAATTTATATAATCTTTCTTTTGATAAGGATACACTTGATCCATATAAGATATTAATCTAAAATTTTTTTTTTGATTACCACAATCATTCATTATATTACTTACTAATGCTGATGTAATAATATTATCATTAAATATAATGATAACATCTTGTGGATTATTTTTAATATAATTGCCAATTTCTAATTCTCCAAATCCATTTCGTCGCGGATTCTCTGTTTCCATAGCATCATGTATTTTGACATTAGCTGGTATATCATTTCTTATCGCATAACTATCAGCGCATTTAATATTTTGAAAACCATATATTGTTAGTTCGATATCATCATATATTCCTAGATATTTTGAAATATAATATACTACCTTTGAATATCCATTACTAGCACCAATAGGATATGTACCACATAACATCACTCTTTTATTACCATTTTTTGAAGGAACCCACCAACTATCATCTTTTTTATCTTCTTGACTTTTTTTACTTATTGTTTTATCTTCTTGACTTTTTTTACTTATTGTTTTATCTGCTATAGTTTCATCACCAATATCTATAGATTTAGAAAATAAGTTAGATAATTTGATAGACATTCAATATAATATATATTAATAAATATAATATAAATCTTATATTATTATATTTTAAAAGTATTTAAAAGTAGTATTAAGTATTAATTTTAAGTAAATGATACCCGAATTAAATATTGGATACGGGACTACAAATCCACAAAAATTACTTCATTTAGTTGAAAATAATGTTGCGATAAGATTGCAAGATGTTCGCACAAAAAATTCTTCTACAAATATTGAGTTCATTAATGGTGAGAATGAAATTTTTGGTGCTTCATCTAATAATATAGATTGGCGTATATCAAGTTCTAATTCTATTTTTACTATACAGAGTGGTTCTAATTATGTTATTAATGATATTATCAATTTTACTAATTCTGGATATATAGGTATTGGAACAAATGATCCTAAACAAAAATTACATATTATTCATAGCAATAATAATTTAGTAAGAATTGAAGCAGACCAAAA